GCAACCTCATTGCCCGTATCTGGAATGCCAGAGTTTCTTCAAGCGCGCTTTTCGAACCGCTCAAGGACCTGCTCCAGCGTCATTGCCACAAGATCGAGTTCCGTCAGCTTCTGAATGCGCAAAAGTGATTTGTCGCCATGCACTCCGAGAGGCCCTCGATGACAATCGGGACACAGCGCTGCTGTCAGGAGGTCATGTGCGCGCTGACTCATGCCCTGGCCTTCCCGGATGTGATGGGCTTCGACTTGATGCGCCCCACAAATTACGCAAGGAATCTCATGGACCCTTGCAAGGTGGCGTTTGCCCAGTGCGGTTACCTTGGCCATAGCTGCTTTCCCTCTGTTGTCTCGATTCGCACTCCGGCAGGCTTTCCAAAGACGCTGCTGATGTCGTCCAGGCTTTGCTTGATGACTGCCATTTGAGCTTCGATCCCCAGGGCTTTCACTTCCGCTTCGAACTCGGCTTTCTTCTGCGCCAATGACTTCACTTCCATGGACGCAATTGATCCTGATCCATGACGTAGCCCGGGCCATGACCAAGGTCACGTACACATTTTTCGTTGTGAAGGTCCTCGGCCTTGGCCCATCCTGGAAAAAGCGCCGTGTCGCCATCGATGATGGCAAGGGCGTAAAGATCAACGTCAGGGTTTCCCTTGAGCGTTGAAAGGAGGCGACCGTCTTTCCGGTTGGTTGTCTTGACGTCCCAGCGATATCCCTTCACAACTGCATCTGCCGAGCCTGATCGTGGACTCAGACCCAGGTCTGGCCAGACGTTCATTAGCTTGCAGAATGCAAGTTCACCGAGGATTCCCAGCTGGTCTCCATCAACGCCATGCTGTTCGCCAATCTTGGCGTCACGCACTTTGTTGAACCTGGCAACCATGCTCCGCATCGATCCAAGGATTGATGCAAGTACCCTCATGTCCATGGTGATATCGATCGACTTCAACTCATCCTCCTTCTGCAAATCGGACGTATTCCCGAGGACGGCCCTTGGATGACGCGAGGAATTGGTGGGAAGGTCCGTGCCACCAGAGATTGATGCGCGGTTCATCCTCACCGTTTCTCTGCTTCTCGCAGATCATCATGGCGTCGGGCCTCATCTCCAGCTCATCTCGCTCGGCATCGCTGATGTTGGGCTTCTTGAGCATTTGTTCCTTCTTGCGATTGCGCCACCAGATGATCACCGTGTCGGCAAGATCGGTTAGGGCGCCAGATCCCTTGATGTCCATCTTCCCTGTGGGCTTGGAATCGTCTTCACCCTTCCTGACGTGAGTCACCAGGAACACATGTGCGTTGTGCTGCTTCGCAAAGTCGGTGAGACGGTCCATGAATTCGCGCTGGCCGTTGTAGTCGTCCAGATCGATGTTTAACTTGGAGAGGTTGTCGATAACGAAGACGGTGATCCCGTACTTCCTTCGGGCGTAGGCAAAGACTTCCAGCAAGGTGTCGGCCTTGGCCACAGTTGCAACGTCAAAGGCCCAAACCGCAGGACTCATCCAGTCGACAATCTTTCGAACGTATTGGTCTGTGGGGTTCGATAGGCCTGAGGCTTGCAGCACGAGTCGCTTGAGCCAGCGCTGGGGTCTGAACTCGAGTGATGCGACACAGCCTTTCTCGCCCTGAGAAATCGCCTCCAGCAGGATGTGTCCCATGCCTTCGGACTTACCGTGACCATTAACGCCAGCCAACAAGGTGACTTCACCCGGGCGAAAGTGGATGGTTTTCTCCTTTTGCCAGAGCAGGCTGAAGCCTGACTCTTCAGCGGTCGGATTGAACTCGCGCAGAATGTCGTCGATGAACTCAGAGACGTTGCGGAGTTCGACAGGGTCTTGAGACCTGGCCTGATTGATGACTTCAGAAATGACGGACCGACTGACACCGGACTGCAGGCATTCGTTGATGTCCTTGCCCGGGAGTTCCGCAATCCGGCAACGGTGACGCCCAATGCGTTCAACGATCTCCGTCGCCGCTTTGTGGCCCACATCATCCATGTCCATAGCCAGAACGATGTCATCGAAGCGCTGAAGGTTGTCGAACTCATGTTCGATCCAGGCCTGCTTCGCACCAGTGCCACCCCCAAAGGGAACGGACAGGGCCTCAATGCCATACTCGCGGAACGACATCGCATCGATCTCGCCCTCGCAGATCACGATCTGCCGGGTCTTTGGGCTAACCGCCTGCCAGCCGAAAAGAATCGGACGGCAATCCTTCGTCACGCCGGTTTTTTTCTTGTCCTCGATACTCCGCCACTTGGCCAGCGTCAGATCGCCGTCATGGGAGTAGAAGGGGAAAATGATGTTGCTGCCCTTCTCGGAAATGCGGAAGGTACGCTGCGTCTCTACGCTGATCCCACGGCCCTTGAGGTAAGCGATTACCGGGGACTCATCCCGAACGACCGCCACAATCGGATCTGGCTTGGCCCAGGCCTTTGATGAGGGGCTGAAGATCTGTGGCCGCTCCAGGGTCACCCCCATGTAGCTGGCGATTTCTTCCATCGCCTTGGCAATCGTGGTGCCTCTGGCTTCCATCCAAAGATCGATCAGGTCGCCATGCTCACCAGTAGCAAAGTCAGTCCACTTGCCAGCGAAGTTGCCCTGCAAGGTGACCTTCATCGATTTGCCCTCTTCCCCACCCAGGGAACCTACGACCCAGTGGTTTCCTTCCCTTTTGCCATTCGGCAGGAGGTTATGAACGACGCTTTCGACGTCACGGGCCAACATCACGGAAAGATCACGCGGGGTCATGCTGCAGTCCCCCACTCAGCTCTTTGGCGCGCTGCGGCATCTGCCATCAGTTCGTCGTACCAGTCGTCTCCCGCCCCTTTGCCTGAAAACCCATCTTGTGGCTCGAAGGTTTCCTTGAAGTGAAGGTCAGGACCGAAGAAGGTCGCGGCCTGTTTGACGTAGCTCGTTCCAGTCTTTCCAACCCGGTTCAGGTATCGGGCATAGCGCAGGACGCCAGCATGCATTTCATCTGCTGTGGCATCACCTGCAGAGATTCTGGCCTTCCAGGATTTGAATGCCGCCCGTTTGGGATTTCCTCCGTCACGCTTTGGGTAAGCGGCCCATGTCGTCTCAAACGCCTCGGGATATTCCGGCGACGGATCCCCCTCCGATTCCCCCTTGGGGGATTTAGGGGGTATTTCTTCTTTCTGGATTATGGTTTCTGGTTTCTGGTTAGGCTTTTTTTGGGTTGGCACTGGGTTAGCGTTGGGTAACCCATGGGTTTTTTTCGGCCTGCCGCCCTTGCTACCATTGGATTTCTGTTTATCGATCCACGCGTAGTAATCGGCAATTTCTTGGTCTGCACGATGATTAATCCACCCGTTTTCAGTCAGGGTGAAGAAGTCATTCAGCACCGATTCAACCGAATGGATATCCAAACGTAAGCGGCGGGAAACCCATGGGATATCGGTGGGTATCGGACGCTCGCTGTCGTAGTACATTTCGAGCAGTCGACGATAGGCCAGATCTTCCTCATTCGTGAGGTGCATCGTGGCTTGACGGTAATCACCGATATGGAATTTAAAGAAGTACATTCGCTGTACCTCTTGAGTTAAAATAGGAGCCAGTCATCGTCATCTCCTGTTTAGTTGACGGTTGATAGAAACCCTCGGCGCCCACCGGGGGTTTTGCTTTTTGTGGCCGGTCAAATGCTCCATTGCCGACGCACCGGTTTGGTTGATTCGATACCGCGCATGTAGGGACGCAGCTCCCTGGAATCACAGATCTGCTGAATGGCCTGCCGCTCCGTGTTGTTGTGAAGCCCCAGCTGTTCCGCAATGTCATTGACGGTGTAGCCGAGCTTCCGCAGGGAGATCACCTGACTGCGGGCCTGAAAATCCAACAAATCTGCTATCGCCTTACTCATCCCAAAGCTTTCTCTCTTTGGCCAATCCCAGCCGCCATGCCCTTGCATGAACAGCCCCAACTGTCCGTGAGGACAGGTTCTTTGCAATCAGGCCGGCATTGACGAGTCCGTAAGCCAGCCGCACCAAAATGTCTTCCTTCGTTGTCCAGCCGGTTCGGTTCGCAACCCCGAGCTGGAATGCTCTTTTGTGGACGGCATGCGGTGACCGATTCACGATCCTGGCCACGCGCTTCGCTCCAATGAGCTGGTATTGGTCAAGGATTGTTTTGTCCTCTTCCTCACTCCAATACCGGGTCACCTCAGTCCACCACCCAGCCAGATGTCGATCGCTCCGGTGAAACGCCGGTTTCGACGTAGTACTCAAACGCATCACAAATCGGCCTTACCTTCGCGCACCACTCCTGATGTTCAACAGAACACTGGGTGAGACATGGCGGAGTTCCGACAGATGCCTTCAAAGCGGCTGGGGATTTAGCAGTTTGCATATGTAAGTCCACGTATTTGCTAAAGTTTTTGGTCCAAACAGGTA